CCAAGTACCCAGACGTTAATATGGATACCTATTTTATAGCACCTTATAAACTCTATACTGACGTTCAGTATTTTGATCTTTCTTATTTCGCTTCCCCAAGAGCTATTAAGACATATACAATCTATAAACAACAACTCTTACAAGAATCTCCCGATGCTCAAAAAGATGACGTTAAAGAGTCTTTAACATTTTTAGTCCGTTATTGTTTACAAAATAGTATTCAACTTCATGATTATATTTACCATAAGGAAAGAAGTATTGAACCGATTTGGACCTATCACATTAAGCATAACAAAATTAATCCTTATGTTTTAATGGAATTTCCAAATATCTTTCATACAATACAAGAAATGCCTAAAGACGAAAGAGAGTTCCTACTAGGACGTTTCGGAACTAATTTTCTCGAATATCGGACACGATATATGAACTCCAAAGAACTAAGACCTTTTCTTGAAAAGGCTTTTATTCGCCTAAAACTTTTTGTAGATAAAAACTTGAACTCTGCAAAATATCAACCATAATAATAACACTATGACATTCACGAAAAATATGTTTAACGAAATTAAGGCCTCTTTGACTGATAAGAAGGATTCTTCTTACAAAGAGATTATGAAATTTGAACCTGGTAAGACTTACGTCGTCCGTTTGGTACCTAATGTTACTGATCCTAAGTCGACAATGTATCATTACTATCATCACTCCTGGAACAGTCTTTGTACTGGTCAGTTTGTTACTACCCTTTGCCCTTCGACATATGGAGAGCAATGCCCGATCGATCAGCTCGTTCTTAAGACTTATAACACCGGATCAGCTGAAGAGAAAGAGAAGATCAAGCCTATCACTCGTAAAGAGAACTGGTTTGTTAATGCTTACGTAATTACCGACCCCACTAATGCTGATAACGAAGGTAAGGTTAAAGTTATCCGTTATGGTAAAGAATTAGCTAAGATTATTAACTCCGCTATTGATGGCGATGACGCTGATGAATTCGGTGTTAAGATCTTTGACGTTGCAGAAGGCTGTTCCCTGAAGATTAAATGCGAGTCCCGTACTGGTATGGGCGGTAGTAGAGCCTTTGTTACTTACTCAGCTTCTAAGTTTACATCACCTTCTAAGCTTGAAGGTATGGATGCCAAGAAGCTTGACGCTATTTACGAAGCAGCTCATGATCTTAGTAAGTTTAATAAACCGAAGACTTATGCTGAATTGCAGCGTATGCTTGATCAGCACTTCTTCTGTATTCAAGATGTTACTAACCTTGACGAAGAAGATAATGAGCCGGTTTCTAAACCTACTGTCTCTAAGAAAGACGAAGCTTTGAACAATATCTTTGCTGGTATCAAAGAGTCTTCTTCTAAGGAAGTTGAAGAGAAGCCTAAAGCTGAAGAAAAGCCTGCTGTGGACGACACTGATGCTAAACTCAAAGAACTTCTCGCAAGTCTCTAATTTATGTTAAGAAGTAAAAAGAAACTCCAATACGCTAACCATAACGTAATTCATTCTCAAGAAGAAATTAATGAGCTTATTGAGAATGGAGCTAAAGCTTACGAAGCCTATCTTGATGCTTTAGGTTTTGACTGGCGTAATGATCCTAATAGTGCTGATACACCTCGTCGTGTTGCTAAGGCATTTGTTACTGACCTAGCTATGGGCTGTTACTCTGAGCCTCCTAAAGTAACTGCCTTTGATAACGTTGACAGTTATGATGGTATGGTCTGTCAGAATAACATTAAAGTTGTTTCGATGTGCTCCCACCACCATGCACCTTTCATGGGTGTTGCGCACGTTGCTTATATACCTGCCGCAAACGGCAAAGTGATCGGGCTTTCGAAGCTTAATCGTATTGTTGATTGGTTTTCTCGTAGACCTCAAATTCAAGAAGGTTTAACAAAACAAATACACGAATATATTGATATCACTTGTGAAAAAAACAAAGGTGTTGCAGTATTAATCGAAGCTCAGCATACATGCTGTTCTAATCGAGGTATTAAGCATGATTCTACAATGAGGACTGCCAGAATGTCTGGTGCATTCTTAGATGAAAAAGATAACTCTCGAGCCGAATTTTATAAGTTTGTTGAATTTTCTAAGAAATAAATTTTCTTTTACCTCTTATCTTAATATTATTTTTCTTTAATATTATACAAATAGTCGGTACAGAGCAGTTATATTTTTGAGAAATTTTTAAAGCTGACATTCCTATTTTATATAAATCTATAATATCATTTATCTCTTCTTGTTTAAACTTAAAGCGAGACCCTCGATTATAAGTTTCGATATTTGCAAGCCTAAGATATCGAAGAACACTTGTTTCATGTAAATTCACTCTTTCACCAATAATTTTTGCTGTTAATCTTTTATTAATATATAAATCCTTTATACATTCAAGTACTTTAGGGTCAATTATTTTATAACCTTTTTTGTTAGACACTTTATAGTTAAAAAGAGTACCACCATCTTCAATTCTTTTATACTGCTCTATAAGTTGTTTTTCTAAAAGAAGTGCTTCTTTTTCTGTTAAATTTTTTTGTATAATATTAACTATCTGTTTATTTGTGTATCCTTTTTTAAAAAGTTTTTGTCGTTTATTTTCACATCGACTACTTTGATGAAAATTAGTAGCTCTAGTATCAGTTCCCTTACCGATATAAAATGGAGTATTGGAGTCTGGGTTAACCCAACTATAAACATAATATCGCTTCTTATACATAATTATATTTAATTAAAAAGTAAAATTTTCTTGTATTAAAACAGTTAAACCTTACTTATTATATGTTGATAAAAACTATATTTCATATAATATATACATATGATTACTGATGAACAACTAGCAACAGCTTTAGTAGCCAAAATGGCTGGTATGGAACTAACTAAAGTTGATGCAAACACAATTTCTCAATCTTCAACAGGTCCTGCTACTAAGATCGATCCTAAGAACTTCCTTCCTGGTGTTCAACAACATCAGCAGAATCAGCAGCAAAGAATGATTGAAGAACTTAATAGACAGGCTATGATGGCTCATCCATTACCTCAGCAGCAAATGCCAGTTCAACAAGCTCCAGTTGTTCAAACAGTTTCCCAGCCTCAACTTCAGACCTTTACTGGTCAGGATCCTAATCAATTAACTTTTGATTTTATTGACGAGGCTACTCAGAAAAAGTCACTTAAGCAGCTTGATTTAATTGTTGACTACCTTTATTCTATCAACAATAAATTAGACAAGGTTTTATCGCGTGACAAACATTCTATCTCTTAATAAAGAATCCTTCGTACAGAAGTTTTTAACCCCTATCAGTAAACTAGCTGATAACGTTTCTATCTCATTCAATGATGATGAGGTATTTACTACTTGTGCATCTCAAGACGGATCGATTGTACTCCTAGCTAGTTATAAGACAGATACAGCTGTAAGAGGTATTCCTCGTATTAATCTTCCTGACGTTAAGAAGTTTGTTAGACTTCTCGATTGTGTTGATCAAGATAATATTGCTTTAACTATTGAGAATAATCATCTCAAATACACAACCCCTTCCTTTAAGTTTAACTACTTCTTGCTTGAAGATAGTTATATGCAAAGGTGCCCAGTTAACCCGGATAAGATTAAACAGCTAAAATACGATACTGCCTTTATCTTACCTAATACAAAGTTTAACGAAGTACTAAAGGGTAGTTCTATTGCTACAGATTCTGATAAGCTTTACTTCTATACTAAAGATGATAAGGTATACTGTGAACTCAATGACCTTGAGAGACAGAATATTAATAATATTACATATCTTGTAGCTGAGAAGTTTGTTGGTGAAACTATTAAGAATACCTTGCCACTTAACTTAGAAAATATCCGACTCTTAGCTGGCACTAAGTGTAATGAATTTACAGTAAAGGTTAACAATGAGTTAAAAGTAACTCTTTTTCAAATTGAAGAAAAAGATATAGATATAAAATTTATTATATCAGCGCTGGTAAAATAACCTCTTGAAGTATAAGTCTTAATATGTCAAATAAATTATCCACACTAGGTTATACACTAAAGCGTTTAAGAGATTCAGGTTATTATGCTCATAAACTCTTTACCGAGTATAATGAAGCTGATCCTCGTGCCTGGACAATTATAATTGATCCAGGTATTACTTCAGTATTCTGTACTTGTTTTGTTAACGAACCCTTTTATGGAGATTCTTATTTTGAATTAACAGATGGTGATCAAAGAATCCCTGGTCGTTTAAAAATTTCTACCTCTTCGTTTGAGGTACTTGTAGAGCATTTAGTCAAATATAACATCAATAATAAAGCACCAGGGTATAATAAGAAATTTAGCCAATCAAATAAATAATAACGGTATGGCTAAAGGCGATAAAGATAAAAATAAGCCTACCAAGAGAACCTACCGTAAAAAGAAAACAGATTCTCTTGGCTTAAGTGCCCTTGATGCTACTGAAAAAAATATACTCCCTGAAAAGCAATTAGCTCAGGTTGAAGAAGTTATTAAGAACGCCTTTCTTCGTTTTGCCGATGCTGCTCAAATGAAGCAGTATAAAGTACAAGACCTCGAACATCTTGATAGTGTAGTATCAGAGTTTTTAGGTTCGTTTATGATTTTAGGTTACGATATAAACGGTGAAAAGGTTCTCATAATGCATGCTACAAACCCCCATGATAGAGACGCGCTTGTAGAGCATATGAGAACAACATTGCTTGGAATTATCAATCCGCAAGGTTAAATAACTTCGTGCCAAAAAACGAAGAGGTATTTAAAGATCCCTACGAAGATATTATAATAGAGAACCCTATAGACGACTCTCAGTTCTATAGAGGTGATAAAAATGTACCAAAAGAGGATGCCCAGTTTGAGTGGACCCCTAAGATGGTTAAGGAGCTCAAGAAGTGTAAAGAGAATATCATACACTTTGCTGAGAACCATTTCTGGATTGTAAACCTCGATCGAGGTAAGATGAAGATTGAGCTCTATAAAGCTCAAAAACGTGCTCTTAAGTCCCTAGCTGACAATAGGTTTGTCTGTGTCTTAGCCTCCCGTCAATGCGGTAAGACAACAATTACTACGATATACGCCCTCTGGAACACCTGCTTTTTTGACGACCAGAGAGTTATTATTGTTGCTAATAAAGAAAACACTGCCATTAACATCTTTAAGAGAATAAGAATGGCTTATGAATTATTACCAAACTATCTCAAGCCTGGTGTTAAAGAATATGGTAAAACGGGTGTCACTTTTGCTAATGGTTCCAGTATAGGTATTTCAACTACGACGTCAACGGCTGCTCGTGGCGATACGGCTTCTATTCTTTGTATTGACGAGGCTGCCTTCATTGACCCTCACTTTATGGATGAGTTCTGGAAATCAGTTATTCCAATTGTTTCATCTGGTAAAAAGACAAAAATTTTCATGGTCAGTACCCCGAACGGTTCTGGTAATAAGTTTTACGAAATTTATTCTGGTGCTGAAAAAGAAACAAACGGATGGACAGCTGAAAGAATCGACTGGTGGGATGTCCCTGGAAGAGGTGAAAAGTGGCGAAAGCAGATGGTAGCAGCTCTTGGTTCTGATGAAGCCTTTCAACAAGAGTTTGGTAATACATTTCTTGATGCCGGTAACTCAGCTGTTGGTGCCTCGGTTATTGAGAGGTTTAAAGAAAATAAAAAGCCAGCTATTCATACAAGTGATGAAGGTGCGTACAAGGTCTTTGAGGTCCCGGACATTAACAAACTTTACGCAATTGGTGTTGACGTTGGAGAAGGCATTGGGAGAGCCTCGTCTGTGGCCCAGGTACTTGATGTTACAGACTTAACTGACATTAAACAGGTAGCTGTGTACGGAACTAATACCGTTGAACCTTATCACTATGCCAACAAATTAGTTAATCTTTGTTCCCAGTGGGGCAACCCCCCTTTACTTGTAGAGAGAAATAACTGTGGTGCTCAAATTATTGATGCACTCTTTCATAAACATATGTATGAAAAAATTGTATCATGTTCAAAGTTAGCTAACACCGGATCATTTTCTAATACAAGACACTTAGGAATTCTTTCACACAATAATCTCCGTTTTGCAGGTGTTGCTAATATGCGTTACTGGGTTAACTTTTTACAAGTAGTTCATATTAATGACTTAGATACTATTAAAGAGTTTGAAACTTTTATTCGTTACCCAAATGGCACTTATAGAAAAAAGAATGACCAGTTTTATGATGACAGAATTATGTCACTTGTCTGGGCTCTGTTTATTTTAGAACCAGAAATTTGTCAGCAGTATTTTGAAGTTAAAGAGTTTGACGATCAGAATAAACCTCTACGCATTGGAAACCTCGATTACTATGAACCCGATAAAAGTCTTTATAAGGTAAAAGACTTAAATAATAGTAACAATATAACAACTTTGGGTAACACCGAAGAGTCAATGTTTCAGCCATTAGTTTCAGAAAAAGAATTTGAAAAAATGTATGATACATCGGATTTAGACGATTTAATGTCCCAGGGTTGGAAGCCAATGTAATATGCCAGATAACGACCTTTGCGAGACCCCTCAAGCTACCCAGCAATCAGTTCTTAATAGACCTGGTAAGGATAAATTTATACTTGTTTTAAATTTACCTAAAATTTTATATAAACAATCTGTAAATGATACTTTAATTGATATAAAACCATTGGAAATGAGTATTTACGGATCTATAGTGCCTACCATACAAGTACCACCAGTAGAAGTACGATATGGTGGTCAATCGTACAATGTTACATCTTATTCCCGGCCCAACTACCCCCCTTTAAATGTAAGTTTTGTTATTGACAATAAATTTAAAAATTACTGGTTGCTTTGGAAGTGGTTATCCATTTTAAACGATCCAAAACAAAGCGGTTATGCCGGCACTAAAGACGGTCAAGAAACTAAATCTGATAGATTAGAAAGAGGCAATCTAACAGAATATCAAACAAATTTATCTGTTATAGGTTTAAATGAATATAATCAAAAAACCATAGAGTTTATTTACTATAGTGCTTTTATAACCTCATTAGGAGGTATTGATTATAATTACAGAACCCCTGAAATTTTAGAATCAACTGTTGAGTTCCAATTTAGTCAATTCGATATAAAACTTTTAACTTAACTCAAAAAAATATACCAAAAAAGACTAAATAATAATATAACATATGGCACGTATAATTAATTCTCCAGGCGTTCAAATCACAGAAACAGATCTTTCTGTAACTCAACAGTTCGGTGGTGGCACTAATGTTTTTGTAGCAGGTTATGCTGCACAAGGCCCGACCGACGAAGTTTTACAAGTTTCAACAATTTCAGAATTTGAACAAATTTACGGTATACCGCAGACACCTGCAGAAAGATACTTCTATT